AGTAAACTATATGAAAAATCATGATAGTTTATTGTATCTTTTTGAATGGATAATTTCTTATATGTCTCTTCTAAATTTTCTTTAAAGGATTCTAACTTCTCATGCTCAGTATTTCTATTTGCAAGTTGTTTGGTAAGTTCCTGAACTTCTGTTCCAAATCTCCGATTTGTCTTTGACACCCAGAGATACGAGTATTGTTTTTAGAAATGCCATGCGTTAGTGAAATAATCTCCTTAGATAGTTTTGTAAAGTGATGCTCTCGCTCCTCCTCTTCTTTAATTGCCTCCTCTAGTTCTTGATAACCAGATTGCAACTCCTTTATCTTATCTTGAGCATCACTAATATTATTTAACCGAAACTCTTCTTCAATGTCCTGCTTACATGTAGGGCAAACAGTATTCTCTTCAAAAAACTTCGTCTTCTTGGTAATGGTTGCTACCTTATTAGATAGAGTCCCCTTTATAGTTCCCATCTTTCTAAGTTTTTCTGTAGCACCTGTTACCTTCTCTTGTTCTTTTGTTAGGTCATGAACATCATTCTCAAGTTCTTCATTTATTTTAACATAGTTATCAGATTCATCAAAAAGAGTATTAATTTTTTCCCGACTTTCATCTATCCTTCCTTTACTTTCTGATTCTAATTCCTTAATCCATTCACTTTGCATCCTAACTTTATCATTTAATGATTCTTTCTTTAACTCTTGTGTTCTAATCTCATCCTTCACACCTTTAATCTTATCTTTAATCAAATTATTCATTGATGAAAATATTTTAATATCTAATAGATCCTCAATAACTTCTCTTCTATGAGTGGCTGTCAATTGCATAAAAGGAACAAAAGTACTTGACCCTAGAATTACAATCTGAGTAAAAGACTTATAGTTCATTTTTATAACATTCTGCTCTAACCATTTTTGTTGATCATTAGCAGAAGCAAATTGATCCATACAAATACCATTCCTATGAATTTCAAATAGGTTTGGTTTGATTGCTCTTACTACCTTCCACTCTGTCTCTGCAATAGAAAACTCCACTTCAACTCTACAATCCTTTTCATTAACTGTATTGATAAGTTGTCCCTTACTAATTTTTCTAAATGGTTTATTGAATAGACTAAATGTTAATGCATCTAATACAGTACTCTTACCTGCACCATTAGTTCCCACAATCAATGTGGTATCCTTTTGTGTTAAATCTATCTCAATATATTGATTACCAGTAGATAGAAAATTCTTCCACCGTATTTTCTCAAATAAAATCATTACTTAATGGCGGAGGAATAACAATGTCATCAGGAGTAATAACTGTATAGTTATATCCATGCATTTCACATGTTTTAATCATTACAGCATCTTCAACTTCCATAACATTCATTTCAGGATAATCATCCTCTTCTAGTTGCATGGCAAATCTCATAGCATCATCTTCTTCCTCAAACAAATAAAGTATTTGATCTCCATCCTCATCGGTTACGGAGTAGGCTCCTTCTCTTTCTTTACCAGCAATAGTTAAAATGAACATTAAACCAGCTCACATGCTTCCTGATAATTGTCTTGCATTATCTTTTGAATACGAGATTTATCCAAGTCTATTTCTGCCTCCTCAATATACCTATTAAGAATGGACATCGTATCCTCAGATTCAAAGGCTTCAAATTCTTTACTTTCTTGAAAATCAAAATTCTCAACTACTTTAAGTTCTGCCACATTGGAAGAATAAAGCTTATCTACGAATTTTTCAAATTGTTTAAGATCAGATTTTTTGCGAACAATTAATTTTACAATCTTATCTTCATATTGTCTAGTGTCAAAAGTCTGATAGGGAGTATCCTCATAATAAATTTTAGAAAAAATACTATAAGGATTATTAACGGCAGTATGTTCTAAGGTCTCGGTATCAAAAAGATGAAATCCTCTTTGATCTCCTATATCATTCCAAAACATCTCATAAGGATTTCCCAAATAATAAATGTTCTCTTGATTTGATCTCGTATGAAAATGACCTGAGTATACCTTCTCAAATTTACCAAAAGGTTTATAATCAAAACCATGTTCCATTATCACATATTCATTTACCTTAAATCCTTTCAATTCAAGATGTCCCATACACACAGGAGAATTGGATTTTTTAATCATACTTAAAGTTTGTGCTTCATTCTCCTTATTAATCCAAGGTACAAGAAGAATACTTAAATTATCTACGAGGATAGGAGTAGTTTCTGCATAAATTTTTACATTATCATATTCCCGTAGTAATAAATCAATTGCATTTATATCATTTGTATTCTTATAATAGGCAGTATGATTACCAACAATAGTATGAACTTCACATCCCATTTCTTTAAGACGATCAAAGTAATGATCCTTGGACCAGGCTAAGGCAGAAAAATCGATACCTTTACGACTGTCGAATGTGTCACCCATATCGATAATCGTAGTAATCCCCTCCTTCTCCAAGGTAGGAAAGAAAATATCCTCATAAAACTTTAAAAAATAATCATGGAATAGTTTAGAATTTTTACGAGCACCAAAGTGCTGGTCTGTAATTATTGCTATTTTCATTTTCCGTTTATTACTAAATTACCCGATAAAGTTATACGAGTATCATTAAATCTATGTGTAGGAACATTATGCATTAGATATGCAGGGAAAGCAACAAAGGTTCCTTCTTTAGGTCTAATCCTTTTCCCACTATCAGTAAAAACAAGAGGAGGATAATACCATTTTGACTTCACAAAATATGCAAAACTATAATCATAAGGTTTATGATCATGAGATTGTGCATAATCACCCTTCTCATAAACATTAGCCCAAAAATTAAGACATTTTATTCTATATCTGTGTCCACTAGACATAGAACCAGGTTGAAAATATTTTTCTATTTCCTCCATAATAAATGCTTTAAGATTTCTAAAAGCAATATTCTCTGGCTCCCAGTCCCATTCAGTATGAATAGATGCTTTCACATTACTATTATCCTGAGGAATAGGATTACAAACTTTTAATAAAGACAAAACTTCACTTTTTACTTTATCAGCAAATTGATATTCGCCTTTAATAACATCTGCTGCGTGTTTAACAGAAATTATTTTCATTAACCACGTAATTTAGAATGAACGTTATCCTTAATTTGATTATAATCTGAATAAGTCGATCCGTCAATCTGATTATTATCATCAAATACTTCTGAATAACCAGACTTTTCAAGAATTTTATTCTTAATTTCTAATTGACGTTTTTCTCTTTGTATTCTGCGGAGAAATGCATAATGTATAATTTGCGTAAAGTAAGCAAAAGGATTTTTGGATTTCTCAGGATTAAAATTATGTATGTATTGAACGCAATTTTCGATTCCATCAGAGATCATGTCCTCCTTGAACATGTAATTAACAAAGTTTGGTTTGAATGATAAATGATTAGCAATCTTTAAGAAACACTCACCTATGTATCTTGGTATAACAGGCTTAGGTTTATCCCTAATTTTCGCTATCTCCACATCCTCACGATATCTTATTAAAGCAGCAAGAAACTCCTTGTTATTAACATAGTGTTCCGACCTTTTTCTTTTAGCCATACCAGGTTTCATTATCATGGGTCTTTATCACTATTATGTAGATATTATAGCATTTCTACCCAGACTTGACAAGTGACAGAGTGACGAGTAGAATACCTTTGTGGAGGTTCAAGGGTTGGTCTTAGCTAGATTTATTTTCAGGACTATCTAATTTAAATATTTTCTCTAAATTTTCTTTAGCATCATTTACATTAGAAATATATCCCATTCTTCTATTAAGTTTATGTTGATGTTGAATTTCTCTTTGAGAATCTCTAAGAAAATGTTGATACATTACAATCATTTCCATATCAGTTGATTCAGATAAAGTTATAACATTATCCATATTAACAATAAACATATCTTCTCTTGTAGTTTTTAACCAAGGTTCAACTTTATATCCTACAAGTCCACCTTTATTTTTTATTTCACTAAAAGTAACAGGAGTATGAATAATTAACATAGTTCTATCTTCTTCTTCAGAGGCGGCAACCCGTGCGAAAACCTCTTCACCAGATTTAAGTTTTATTGTTGCATAGAAGTCGTCTTCAATTCCCATCTTTTTTAAGTTGCACTGTGATTATTTCATAGTTAAAATTTTCTTCATTGTAGATTTTAATTCTTTCTATAAAGTGATTTAATGTGTAATTTTTTCTAGAGTTATGAGTACAGTCATCTGATATATCATACAAAGTTGCTTTTACTTTGTTGTTACCTTTTCTAAGAACACGTCCAATGCTTTGGAGATTTCTAATTCGTGATTTTGACGGTGAGGCAAAGATAACGTTATGGAGATTTTTAATATTGATGCCAGTAGAAAATGTTCCATACGAGGCAACGATGATTGCATTATTCTCCCTCTCAGTAATTTCACGAATCAATTCTCTTTCTTCAGCATTCACTCCACCATGAACAAAAAATACTTTACGGTCAATTCGTTTGCTATTATTTATCTTTTCATATAGTACTGCACCATGTGCTTCTACTCTACTATAAAGAACAAGTGTATTACCTTTTAAATCTAATGTTAAATTGGTTATAAATTTATTTCTTTGTTCATGTGATATTAAATATTCTATTTCATCATTATAAACTTCAAACTTTTGAGGAGGATGTTTAAGAACTAAACATTGAATATCTAATTTAGAAAGATGACCTTGCTTCATTAGTTCATCTGTTTTAGTCACCTTATATGAAGGACCAAACAATCCTTCTAAGACCCACTTATGCGTCTGTGTGCCGTCTAATGTTCCAGTAAATCCAAATCTATACTTGGCATGGTGAAGTTTTGTCATTATAGATACTAGGGACTTACTTTTAAATAAGTGAGCCTCATCACCGATAACAACGTTATAGTCTTCAAAAAAGGATCTCTCTAGTTTATAGACAGATTGCCATGTAGTTATAGTAACGGGGTGTTCGTTGGTTTTATCCTTTCCCGCGTATATACGGTGGCAGTATGAATCAGCATCCCAACCATAATCTTCAAAATCCTTATACATCTGCTCTACTAGGGATGTCGTTGGAACAACTAAGAGAATTTTTTGTCCTTTATCAACGTAATATCTTACAAGAGAATAAATCATCAAAGATTTACCTGAAGCAGTTGGTGATATCAATAGCTTTCTATTATGTCTTAACGCATCGTATACTCCCTCAACTTGGTATTTTCTTGGACTATGGGAACAGATGGAGTTCATATAATCCTTAACACCCTCATATGATATTCCCTCATTAATCTCAAAGGGAGCACCATAATATTCATTATCTACAAACTTATAACTGTAATCATGTCTTTGACAAAAAGAAACTATTCTATCTAACAATCCAATATATATTCTCTTTGATCTCATATCGAATAGGTGGATCTCTCCATTCCAATTCCTATTACGATATTGTGGCATAAACTTTGCACCCTCTACCTCAAAAGTAAAGTGGTCTCTTAACTCATACTCAATATGAGGTTCAGAATCAATTTTTAAAAATACTTCGTTGGCCTTAGATATAACGACATTGGCCGTTGTGTCAATCACTTAACCCATGCATCTATGGGTATTTATTAACTTATGTCAAGCCTTTCTTTACCAATACCTAGATATAAATTTCCAGATAACCAATCGTTTTT